AAATACCTTTCAGGAAAAACAAGAGTTACCTCATCACCATTTTTACCTACAGCAGTTGAACCGGTTACAATTGGATTTACTCCTGCTGTGTAAGCATAATTCAAAGGAATGTTTTTCTCATCATGGCCAGTCAAACGCCATGTAAAATCATCTTCAGTTTCTAGTATTTCTACTGGATACTTTTCAAGTTCTGTCGAGATAGTCCTTACACTCGATCCAGCCAAAAATTTTGTAATGGCATTTTGAAGGACTTGTGGTTTGTTACCGAATAATAGACCTAACTGATTAGCTGTTACCAATGCAGAAAAGTCTGTAACCTCGGTCATTTGAAATTTACCTAAATTTAGACTCATGTTTTATTGCTTTTAAAGCGGGTTACACTCTTACTATATCAGGGATACTCGCGTTTGCATGAAACAGCCCGGCCCCGGACCCGGTTTTAATTACACCAGAACTTTCAACAGCTTCTCTTAATTTTTGTGCTGCCTTAGATTCTGCTACACGTTGCATTCTTCCAAAATCTCTGAATCCGTTAGTCGCTACATAAACATAATAAAAACGTTTTTCGAAATCTACAGGATCTGTCAATCTATCTTTTTGTAATATATTTATAGGATTGCCCCCAACATCCTTTCCTACTTCTTCTGTCATAGTTTTGTAAACCTTATCCTTTAAAGCCCCATCTACTTTAATATGCCCTAAAACATGCGTTTCAGAATATACAGCACTTTTTAATTTATCCAACATTTCAGCTTCGATGGCCACTAAACGTTCCTCTTCTTTAATAGCCTCTTCTTTACGTTTTTCGATCAATTCAAAATTTTTGACTACGATATTTTCCTTAGAATTTAATGCTTCTTCAACATCTTCTTTTAAATCTACAAGACGTTTAATCTGTTTTTCTGCACGATCTGTAGACCATCCTTGAGCTAATAAATCTGCTCTGATAAGATCTATACGTAATTGTTGATTTTCCTGTATGTCTCTATCGGATATCTTATTGACATTAGTTATAACATCAATACTATCAGATATTTCTTCATGACTAACTCCAGATTCAATAGCTTCCATATAAGCTTTTTGAGTTGGAGATAAACCAGAGTATTTACTGGATTCTATTTCATCTTGAATAGCTTTAGCCAAGTCTTCAGCTGTAGTTATTTTAGAAGCGTCTTTTAAAGAAGGAACTACGCCTTGTTCTTTTAAGTACTCAGCAGTAGCTGAAAATACTGATGGGGCAGTCTGCTCAGTAGTATCTTCCTTCTCTAAAGACTCTGAAGTTTCTGGAATGATAAAATCATCAATTAATTCTGTAATATCTTTCTTTTCTTTTTCATTTAATTCCTGTTTTTCTTGAACAACAGGGGCTACAGGTGATTCTGCTGGAGCGATAAGTGGAACTTCTATTGGAGTTACAGGTGTTGTTGTTTTTGTTTGAATGTCTTTAATAACAGCCTGATCTATCATGCTTAAATCTAATTCAGTCTGTCCAAAATTTATATTTCCTGCCATTGTATTAAATATTACGTGAACAAATATACTAACAATTGTATTACAAAAAATAGAGAGACTTCAAATCTCTTTATCCCTAAAAAGAACATTATTTTTTTGAAGCAACTTTCTTAGATTCCATAGCTTTTATTTTAGCATATTCAGCATCTATCTTTAATTGCATCTCTTTTAATCGTACCATCAACTCTTCTTTCGACTCATCAGAATCCGATTCGACTTTCATAGTTGCTGTATCTTGTTGCATTTCTCCAAGCAACAATTTAGTAGCGTTATTAGTGTCAATTTCATACATCTTTAATTCACGGTCAGCTTGTTTATTTTCCATTTCAGATTGCAAAGCTTCTTGTTGAGCTTGTTGTTGTGCCTGAGCTTGTTGCTGCCTTTCTTGTTTCATTTCATACTCGGCTAGTTCTACTTTTCTACGTTTTTCTGCCATACTATCAGAAAATACAATATCAAAAATAGTTGCGAAACTTCCACCATTTTGCATAAAAGCCTGAGAATATCTTTCAAGATCTGCTTCGATTTCTTTGTATTTTTTAGAAACAGTTATAAATATCCCATAGTCACTTTCTAATAATTCATCTCCATCTACTTCAAATACTTCTGTAGAAAAATCAGATAAAATATTCTGTGCCAAAAGTTTATTGCCCCGTAAAGCTGCTTTACAAGTTTCCATTAAAATCTGTAGACATTCTAGTTTAAACTGTTGATGTGTATAGAACTCGTAAGCTGTAGCATTACTACTTCCCATAACACTTCGTTCTGTAGCTCCGACAGCTGCAGATGCTTGAACAGCTCCAGCTCTTTGTGGAGTAATTCCTACAATATCCGATAATTCTTTTTTAATGAATTCCAGTAAATTAACTTGTTGTTGAATATAATTTCCATTGCTCATATCCAGGACTTTGCCGGTCGTATTAAATGTCCCGGCCAGTGTACCGGTGGCAACCCCTTTAGTTGCTTCTTTAAAGCTATCGACAAATGCTATACCTCCTTTATATGCGTAATGCATCCATGTCTCCACGGTCCATCCGGTTGGTATTTTAGCCATATCCAATTCCAATATTTTACCCATATCCTTTCTCAACCCGTCCATAAGTCTGTCCCAAACAATATCGTACAGATACTGATAAGGTTTCATTTTAGATAGGAAGGAAACTACTTTACCTTCTGATATAGAATTTACATAACCAACAATTCCAGGATGTCCTTTAGAAGCATTATCTATGGAATTAAACTGAACTGGTCTTGGACCCATTTTAGTGAAAACTTCGTTTCCTATTTTACTTCCTTCCCACCATTCTTCTACCCATACTTTTTCAACAGTCTCTCCCAACTCTATATTGGGTTTGTACTCTTCTGACATAATACGTTCGTATCTGTCCCCGGTAACCGGATCTATACCTTTAACTATAAATACCAGCTTTTGAGATCTCCATAGAGCTTTTAAATGTCGTAAATTTCCATAGATATCTACAGTAGATTTGTTAATCTGATACAGATTAGGATTCTGTAAGCTTACTGCATCAATAAGACCTTCAATTAGAATACCATCCGATGTTACATTTTGCTGTAGAGTCTGGTTAAATCCATCTACTATGATAGAGCCCGATGTTATTTTTTCTACATCTTCTTCTGACAATGTATCGTAATAGGTATCTATAAGTCTGCCGGGGGACCAGTATTCTTCAATTATAATAATATCAGCATCAGAAATTCTATTTGAGTTACTGGAATATAGCGCATGAACTCTTTTAGGATCAAGTTTTCTACCTATAGGAGCACCAGCTACTATATCAAACATCATAATCTCTTCACCGTAAACTAGCTTATCAAGTAAACAATCAATAAAAATTGCATCTAGTTTCAGTTTTTCATTATAATGTTTTAATATTTTAGAAGCCCTTACTTCTTTTATATCCTTCCAAGTATACTTAAAATACAAACCAAGTTCTTTTATTTTAGCAGCTAATTCTTCATCTTTATAATCGGCTTCTAAAAGTTTGGTGACTTTATTATTTATATCTTTCTTTTTGTTCTCTTGTTTTTGGGATATACTGTTTGGGTCAGTTACCATAAGTCCCCATTCAAAAGGTTCTTTAGTTGCTTCACCTACAAGCAATTCTATTTTTGGTCGCATGACCGGTTTATGCTGAATCTTTTTCGGAACATAAGACTTTAACGTACCGTCCGTATCTATTGTAGATAGTACGTCTCTCATGTTTAATACACCGTCATATAACTGGCCGTTTATAGTTTTTTCTATAACGGAACGTCTGACTTCCCTGTTAGTCAAATAAGATATACCACCATCTATCTGGTTTACACATCTTTCTCTCCACTCTTTATCTTTTTTATTGTAGCGGATTTTTTGTGGGGGCAATTTAATTACAAAGCTCATATATAGTGTTTTAAATTATTATATTAGCAAAATCTACGGAATTAAAAATAGATTTAGAAGCAACTCCTTCTTGTTGAAAAAACGGATCACTGCTAAAAGGATCCTCTAAATTCCTATTATCTTTTAATACTTTAATATGTTTTATACGTTCTTCTCTAAATACAAATAGCATGTTAGATGATGAAACCCTATCAAAATTTCCTCCTATATGCCAAGATATACATTCCCGAATCCATCCTATATCCCTTATTACCTTATAATTCAAATCATTATAAAATTCGTTTTTAGTAAGCATCCAGTCAGCTTGTAATCTTCTGCCCCACGCGTTTATTAAAGTTGTTGGCGGTGTTCCTTTACTTTTATTTCCGTACACATTTCTTTGCTTTATCATACTTTTGTCAAACAGTATAGACGGAGTATCACACAATAAATGAGTAAGACTTTTATTTACCATATAAGCATAAAAGCCTTTTAATTTATTTTCATAGTTTAATTGAGCATTATATAATAAAGCTATCTTGGCCGCCTGTGCAAAATTATCTTCAGCTCTTCTAAATCGTCCTATCCACCAAGCAACTAATGTATCGGTATAAGTATCTAATATTCGAATATCAAAAAGAGAAGTTCCATATTCATCATCTACAGTATCTACTCCACCTATATATCTTCCAAATTCTACTTTATCTCCTGTCTTTTTTGGTAAAGCAATAATCTCTACAACTCCTTCCAGATCTGGTCTCTTTATAGGCCATTCACGTATCGGTGTTTTATCTGGCCTTGGTCTGAACTCTACTATATTCAATCCTGTTAGAAGCAAATCCCCACAATAATGTGAAGCTGTAAAAGAAGCTTCCATAGGGCCTATTTCTGCCAATCTTTCTTTTAATTCTTCAACTGGAAATTCGGAACCGGATGTTCTCATCACGGCTTCCTGTGGAGTTAATGGTTCTTCTGCCTTGGCTTGAGCAGCATCTTCAGAAGATGTGCCGGAATATTTAATTTTTAATCTTGTAGTAATTACTTCTTCTAATGCTTTTATAACATTGGAATTTCCATCTGCATCATAACAATCTGCTCTATTTAAGTATTCTGGAAAGAAAAATCCACAAATTTGATTGCTTACATTTCTATCAAATACGTTTTTAAGTGGTTTAATTCTATACGCTTCAGGACTATAAAACAAAGCTTCCAATCCTTCGAAGTTAGAACCTTTCTCACCTCCAGTACCAAAAGCTATCATTACTCCAAATACCCTGTTACCATCTTCAATTGATTTTTGTGCGATACGCCAGGATTTTAATAAATTTGGAAATATACCAGATTCTTCCCAAAGTATTAATTTGCCTCTTTTTCCTCTGGCTTTACCTGGAGTATTTTTTAAAGTAACTCCTATTATTCCCGATAAAAATCCATACTCTGTTGGATCCCCTGGTTTTTTGTAACCAGCTTTCTTTTCCATCATAGTATCTTTCAAACGGAGTTTTTTAGCAAATCCAATATGCTTATTTGCGAAGTTTAAATAAGACCAGGCTTTATTTAATAGTCCATCTGTATCCAAATACTCTGTATCACTAGCCAAAGCATACGATACACTTTCTCCAAATAACTCGTAATTACGCACTAACATAGAAGCACCCTTTAAGGAAAACCCTTTACCCCTAGCCTTTAAACAACTTCCGTATTCACCAGATTTTTGTGCTTGATCTATATAGTGGAAAAACATATAATCACCGTCCCAAAAATCTGGAAATCCTGAAACCCTTTCTGCTTCCACATTTCCTTTTGACGTTCTTTTTCCTATAATTCTGGAACGAAGAATAGGGCAGTAATTTAAATAGTAGTAATAGTATCCAGGAATCCATTCTCCATCACTTTTACGTGTATACCCATTTATACATCTTTTCTTTTCTTCATCCCAATGCTTTTTATAAGGACTACTTGGATCCCCGGATGGATATAAAAAAGTGTAGCATTTATGTTTTTCAAAATGTATAGCTGCTTTTCTAAAGTAATCTGTATCCTCTAAAATATGAGGTTTTATTATGTTGACAATAACCCTGCCTTCATCATCCCTTTTTAAATCTTTAGCCTTTAAACGATTAGAGCCGGCTATGTAGTTAGCCAGCTCTATACTATCGAGTGTAGAAACTAATTCATTATAAGCTTCGCTTCCGTCAACAAAAGTAGTTTGCATTAACATTAAGTTTAAAATACAAATATATGTATTTTATTTCTTTAATGTATATTACTTGTGTTTAGCTTTAGTCTTCGGGATATCTGATGTAGAAGAGTCTTTTTCTTCTTTATCAGGTTTTTGGCTTATTAATGATTTTACAATAGTTCCGAATAAAATATCTTTTAATCGTTGTTCTTTTGGAAGCCAGGAATATTTAACAATACAAGGATGTGTTTTTGCTTCTGCATTTTTTACCGAACCGTTAACCCACCCTTCTTTTACTTTGTGTTCCATCCAAATTTCATGCTGTTCTTTCGGTGTAAGGTTAGGATTTTTCATGGTAGCTTTAACACCGGCAATAGCTGAATCCTGTATATCCTTTGGCGCTTCTTCCCACGATACCTGAGATGTGTCACCAAGAGTTTCACAATATGCCTTATTAACTTCATGGCATATACGGGCAATTTGTTTCTCATTCATAATTTTAAATTTAATTGTTAGTACTATTTATCCGTCTTCGTAAACGCCTTTTTCTGCAGAACCTACTACATTAGAATCTGATTTTGATTCTTTTTTAACGTTCACTTCTATACGATCTAAACTTTCAATCATCCCTGGCAATTTAGTAACAATATCTGAGAAAACCTTAATATCATCTAAATTTGATAACGATGCAGCTGATATAGTGGCAGTTGCTTTTTCTATGGCGACATTCAAAGCTTTTAACAATTTAATTTTTGGAGTATCCTGATTATCCTCGTAAAATTTAATAGCCGCATAAGTAACAGAATCTATCTTAACATTCCTATTTCCGTATATAGCTTTTTTAACTTTAACAGCTCTAGCAGCCATTTCTCCTTCTAGAAAATCTGATCTGTAATCAGCACAAAACCATACCAATCCCATTTCAACATCGGCGATATCCTGTTCTTTATATTTATCCTGAATAGCCCGGAAAGGCTCTAGTAGCCAAGCTTGCGGCAGTACTATTACCTTTCCATTCTCATCTCTACTAAATAGGTTTTTCATATTTCTCGCCAAAAGCTAAAGTAAACTGTTTAGTATCTACTCCTGGTACAGGAATAACTTTATCATACACCCATTTTATTTCCCTGGTACTTACAAATAAGAATGCATATCCCTGAATAAGTTCCACAGGGGGAATGATCTTATATTCATCACCACCTACATCATACTTATTTTTAACAGGTATTTTTTTAAACCTATCAGTAAACATTTCCACATCGTCACCTGGTTCAAGTCCAGATGCCGGACCGCAGAATACTACTTTCTGTCTGGTTAAGATTTCTCCTTTACCTTCATTAAGTATGATACCTTTTTCGGTTACATCCTTTGTATAACAAGTAGTTAACACTTGGTCACTAAACATCTTCAGTTGAAACGGGAGTCTCTGATAATCTTTTTCTTTGTTCTTTTCCATATTTATTTAATAATTTACCAAATCCGATAATACTTATATTAACTGCATTTTTCCTTATAAAACTTTTATCCATATAAGCTAATCTTACTGAGCTCATTTGTTTATGTATATAAGTTATAAAATGATTATAAACTGATGCTACAACTTTTACATCCAGGTTCATTTCCTTTGCCACTTCAGCAAATATCCTCTGAAGAACAGGATCATCCTTTTCCCTCATTACATATATTAATTACTATAGTTACATTATTGTAATCCTGTAAAAAGGTTTTACTGATACCGCTATCCGTTACTATTCCTTTTTTCCTGAATAACGATAAATAATTTTTAAAAGTCTGATTTTGCATTTTTAACCTTTTCAACATTACTTCTCTATTGGCTTTATTCAAATATAATGAATTAGCTACAGACTCGTCGTATTTAAGTAATAAAGTTCGAAATGATATAATAATCTCTAACAAAGTTTCCATTTCCTTATCAGTCAATCTGTGAAAGCTATGTAGCACATCTATATACGTAGCAATAGCTTCTCTTTCTGTATTTACTTTTAAAGGTATCTCCATTATTCGAAAGTTATTAACACTCGTACTGAACCTAAACCTGTTTTAGAATAGTCTTTTCTTCTTTCAAAAGGCCCTATCCAAAATACTGATCTGGATATTATATAGTCTCCCTGAGTACCGGTTAATATATCTAAAGTCTTCAAATTTTTCAAAGAATTAGTAATTTGTTGAGTACTTAATTTACATTTAATTCCCAGTTCTATTCTTCTTGCAGAAGTAAGAAACAGTTTACCCGTAGACTGATCAGCTATAGCACATAGTTCAGACAGTAAATTTATATCTACAGAAGAAGACAATCCAAAAGCTTTTGACATTAGATTTATATATAATCTATAGAATGTAGTTTTACCGAGGGAAAGGGTAAATTCTTTTCCAACATCTACCAATTCTCCTGAATCTGTTGCTGTTACATTTAACTTATTTCCTTTAAGTTTTATCTTCATGTTCATTCTTCTCCATCATTTCAGTTTTTACTTTATTTACAATTTCCGGAAACTTTGAACTATTTATAAGTCTGAAAGCCTTTATATTATCTTTCGGTATTGTACGTATAGGAAATGGTGCTATACTAGATAATAGACTGCTATCATAAATAGCTATACCTACTTTAGTACATACACTCAGCCATTGACTCATATCCCATCCT